TGAAGTTACTTTTTATAATATTATTCCTCAGTTCCGTCCACTTCATCGAAAGTAGGGTATCCATTCATTAAAAGTTCACCCTCTATTGTTGCTACGTCATCCATCTCTCCTGAAGAATCAATTTTTGTCAAATTAACAGTTGCATTAAACAACATAACACGACCATCTGCTGCAACGTAAGCAAAATCACGATTAGCTTCTAAGCCAGTTGCACGATATAATGCACATAATTCGTCGTTGCCAGGGTCGCCGATTGTTCTCTTACCATTAATAGCAATTTTTTCATCGTTTGCAGTCTTGAGATGCTGTGTAGCACCTTTTAATTCTGCAGGTTTCCAATCCTTAATAACACCAGAATTTGAGTTATCAAGTGAAGTTACGTTTGCAATACCTATATATTGCTCGTCTTTTTTAATATATAATTCGCAAGCATGGTTCATAACTAATGTTCCAGCTTTTGGAGCTACTAAAGTAATCATTTTCTTTATTTCCTTTCTTATTAATATTTAATCACCGTAAAATCAATTATATATTCGAAGTTTCCTTCCTTGTTTTTGCCTACCCAGATGGGGCCTCTCAAATCTGTAATTTTAAAGTGATTATTGTTAATAGTTCCTTCCCTTTTCAAGAGAAAATCTCTCACGGTAAGGGCTGCCGACTCCGATTCACTCGAAGATTGTGTATATGCTAATTTTAGAGTGAATTTTATATTCTCTATATTTGTAAAAATACCAATCAGAGGATTTCGTTCATCTGGAATAACTAATATAGACTTTTGTTTCTTTTCATCCCTAAAATTATCATAAAAATAATCAAATTCTTTGATATTTTCTTGTAAATAATCTTTTAAGTCTTTTGCTATCATTTAAAATTCCTCCTTATGGTGTCGAGTTATTATTAGGACTGGGAGTAGGATTTGTAGGTTGGGCTGGGTTTCGGTTATCTCTTGATGTTGTTCCTCCCATTTTATGGAATTCTTTCATGAAATGAGTTCTGTACATCTGCTGCACATATTTGAATTGTGAACCGTTTTGCAAGTAATCATCTGCCCAGCGAGCTTTCGCTGTTCCAGCGTGTGGCCCTTTGTCGTGTTTAAGCGATGTATCGAAATATTGTTTTCGAGCGTATGGCAAATCCGTTGCAGGTTGGCCTTGGCCCTGAGGTGTAATTGCTCCTGCTCCCCAGGATAAGTGCGCCATGTTACCTTCCATTTCCACTTTAGAGGATAATTGAAGGTCGCCCTCATCCATCGGAACTACGTTTTCACGAATAATTTTTGCATCAATGTTTAACGCAGTTTTCTGGATTGCAATTTTTTGAGCTTGTGTGATTTTTGACATTTGAGCCATATCGATATTGTATCGTGCCATTTTACACACCTACTTCCACTTCGATGTGATGGAAAGAACCATCTGGATTAATACATTTTTTGCCTTTGAATGGATAAAATTTTGAATCATTGATACTTATTTCACCCGAAAAAACGATATCCTCAGCTATTTCCTCATCTATGTAAAATTTCCCCGCGAGTGACACCCAAACTCCTTCATCGTTTTGAACTCTTTTCGATGTTTGTGAAAATTGACCTTTTCCAGCCCATTCTTTTAATACTTTTTCATGTCCATCTTCTATCTCGCCATTTGTAATCCTAATAATTGCAGATGCATTTTTGAATAAAAAACAAGGTAATTTATTTATCATTATCATTACCTCCTATAAACATCTATTAATTAATCCAGTTCTCAGAAGATAACGTCTGACAGAATCTGAAATTCTTTTATTTTTAGAATTATCGATAGATATTGACATATCTCCTAATGAGAAAGATGCTAATCCATTGATGCCATTGTTTTTATTTAAATTCTCATCAGCCATAGCACAGATGGCAAGTTTTATCATGTTTTCCTGAAAAACTGTAAACCCATCAGATTTATTTAGAAGATTGTATACATCGTAAGTTGCTTTTTCCAATGCAGATTCTATTTCATTTTCAGAAATAAGACTGCCAGAATAATTTGAATAATAAAAAGAAGAACTAACTTTAATCATCTGTTTTTCCTCCTTTTTTTCTTGTATTTGTAGTTGTTTTTGTTTTAGCTGTAGACTCACAGATGACTTGATACTTGTGCTTCATAAACCATTCAGCTAATTTGTCATCGTCCGTGTGAGCTACACCCTTAAAAAAATGGAGGGAAGCAGAAATTCCTGTATATCCCTCCACTGGAGTCTTGATAGTATATTTCATTTTATTTCCCTCCAAATATGATTAAATTTTATTATTTTACCTTAACGCCTCTTAAAACTGCAGCTGCCTTTGTCTTCTTTAAAACAACTCCAGCATACATTTCTACCAAACCTTCAGCATGAGTTTCTGCTTTAGTAGAAAATTCAGGCATTACGATATCCATTAATTCACCATTTTTTAAAGTAATACCGTGGAATCCATCCATACCAAGTCTGATGAAATAAAGGTCTGTTTTTCCGTCTTCGTCGATACTGATTACAGGATTATTCGAACCTAATTTAGCACCCATGTCCATTAATTCAGCGCCACCATATTTAGAAACTGTTCTTCCTGCATCATCCTTTGTTTCTTGATACTGTCCAAGTCTCTTTGCCATTGCTTTAACTTTCTGAATAGATTTTGTATTTCCGCAAATGAAATCACATGGACCGTCAAGCTGAGCCATTACTCCGTCAAGTTCATCAGAAAATGCTGTGTAATTTTCGTCTAAAAGTGCAGATGTTGAAACGTCGATTTCAGATGTATATTCTGTGTCTGAACCTTTCAAAATAACATCTAATCCGTCAAATTCATCATCATTTACAGCTCTATTACCATTAATAGCAGCATCATTAAATAAAGCACTTACTGCTTTAATTTTTTGTTTACTCTGTAATTCAACCTGGTCGATAAAAGAATCTTTTGAAGAGTGGGCAATAGCTCTATCGATAGAGTACTGACCACCCATGATAGCAACCTCAGAAGTTACTTTTTCTGTTTTTGCATCAGAAGGAGTATAGTCCTCACCAACATGTCTAAACTCTGCTCCAGATTCAGTTACGATTCTATGGTAAACATATGGAAATGAACGTCCACCAGTTGACACTGCAGTGTCGTCAAATGTTAATGCGTTTAAAAGCGCATTTGATTTTGTCAATTCGTCGATAAGATTTGTATCTACCTTATCTTGTATAACGTCTTTGTATTCTTGTAACGTAAGCATTTTTATTATCTTCCTTTCTTAAAATTAATTACCGTAAAACATATTTAATCTTTCACGGTATGACATATTTTGAGTATTTTTTTGTGTGCTATTGTTTTCCTCTTTCACAGCTCCAAATTTAAATCCCTGTGCTTTGCCTGGAGTTAATTTGAATTCGGGAACTAATTCAAGAACATTTTCAATAGCTTTTTTAGCTGTAGTTTCATCAACAACAAAATTATCATCAATTGTTATCGCAGATGAATCTACCAATTTTGAAATTAGACCTAATTTCGCTGGGTCGGCCCCTAGCGATAATGCGTATTTTTCAACTGCATTTATTATTTTTTCTTGTTTCAAAAGACTGATGGCCTCATTTGCCTTTGCTTCTGCATCACGCACGGCCTGGTCTTTTTTCATTTCTTCTTCCTTTTTTGCATTTTCTTCTTCTAAAATTTTCTGGGCTTTGGCATCTTTCCAGTTTTTGATAGCTTCCTGGATTTCAGATTCCTCCATACCTTGCTGCTTAAAAAAGCTCTTTAAAATAGCATTTTCTTTCTGTTCTTTCCCCTTTTCTATTGCAGATTCGATATTTCCTGTTTGGTTTGTTCCAGTTCCTTCTGTAGTTGTTGTAGGAATATTTTGAACTGCCGCTGGGGTAGTATTTGTTGTATTTGTATTATTGTTTTCCATCTTTATTTCTCCTTCCGTTTTCAATCCGTCGATTATTAATGTTAATTCTGAAGCTTTTAGAGTCATCACATTTTGGACTAATAAAATTTAAATAAAAAAGACACCGAATAAATCGATGTCTTAAAAACATACAAACAAAAGAAAGAAGTCATCAGAATTTCACATTTCTGACAATTATATTATATAATATATCATTTTAAATTATAAGTGAAATATGATGAAAAATAGTGAAAAAACACTATTCTAAACGCTCTCTCCACTCTTTTCTTCTTAATTTTTTATTCTCTTTCAAGAACTGTTTCAACTCTTCTTCTTTATTTTTCAATTTATTATCATACTTTTCTTGGCTCTTAGGGTCCAGGCTTCCCTCTTTCAATCTTTTATATTTTCTAATGTCTCTTTCGAGTTTACGCTGATGTTGTTCGGCTTCGTATCTTTTTTTATCTTCATCAGAATAATGAAGATGTTCAGGAACGTCATTTTCATCGTCAACATCAGGGTCGAATAAATATGTCATGTG